CATACCGTATCAGAATACGCAATCTTGTTAAACTTCGTACGGATGCCAGAAAGATTGTTTGCGACAGGCTGCTCGTCCTCGAAGAACGGAACAAAAACGCCAAACTCCGGGCCTTCCGGGTCGGTATGAATGCCCAGGATGACTTCACAGTTCGGGTCAATTTCTTTGAGTTCTGCAGCCAGACGGTTGCCAAAACCTTTAAGGTTCAAGGCGAACTGTTCAGTAGCGTCCAGCGCCTTCTGGTTTTCTTCATCAATCTTGAGTACATCCGCGACAAACTGACACGGATACAAAGCCATCAGAAGAATGCCGCTTTTGTTGCAGATAGTGACTGCGTACTCGTTTGTCTCATTACGCTCGCACTCCAGGTGCTCAAAGATATTTTTGATTTTCGGCGGCAGCTCGTCCTCCGTGTGTAGAACAATACCAACGTCGCCGGGAAGATTCACTTCCCCGCAAGAATTGCACCAGTAAAACATGGTATCATTGTTGTCTTCATCGTAGAGCTTGGACAGGTCGATGACATTGGTTTTGTCAAACAGATATTTTTTGTTCATGATTTTACGCTCCTTTTGATTAAAATGAAAAAAGCAGACTCACCCGAAGATGAATCTGCCTTTTGTCTACAGAATTGTGAATAGCGCGAAAGAAAACCGTCGAGGTTTGATGGTATCTATCGAACAATTGTAATTATATAGGTTTCGCACAAATGTGCAATGGTGTTTAGCCAAGCATCGTCACATCACCATCAACGTACCAGATGTACTGCTTCCAGTTAGAAGCGGTCGCACCAGGGATGAGTTTCAGCGCAGAAGCTGGAGGCACGCGACTCGGCTCAAATGACATCTCGTAATGCTTTTCCAGGCCGTATTTCCGCAGAACGATACTCGGCATTACTCTGCCAAGCTCGTACCACTTGCGAGACGGGATACGGCTGCAATGTTCGCGGTGAATTTCAGCGTATTCCTGTTGGAATTTGTGAATGGCCCGAAGCAGCTGACACATCGGGCAGGTATTAGGGATGCCAGGGTCCTTGTAGCGGTATACTACAAGACGATATTTATCGTGTTCCTTGGTGGTCAGAACGGCACCAAAATAGTTTTTTGCCATGATATCCTCCTCGTTTTAGTAGTTAGTACCATACTCCAGGGCGTAATCCGGACGCTGATATTCGACGACCGGCTTTTCCCAAGAGCAGATGGGTTCAGTATTGGCGCTCGGAAAATGAGAGCTGATTCCGTTGGTGGCAAGCAAAGCTGCCGTGCAATCCGCAATCTGTGCAAGAAGCTCAGGATTCCATCCAAAGGTGTCATCTCCGGTCAGCTGCTTGCACAGGACTTGTGCCGCTCGAAGAATTTCAGTGTCTTTGGATTCCTGCTGAATAGGTTCCGGTGCAGCAATTGTGACATTTCGTGCAATGACGTTTTTGGGTAATGGCTCATCGACCCATTTTCCCTCGTAAATCTCACGGGCATAGAAACCGTCTTTGTCGAATTCGTCAAGGCGAACCCAATGGTCGGCTTCCCAGGTTCTTTGAGCGATTCCGTCTGGATTGATAGTAACCATCACACGTTCATCGTGTGCGTTGTTTCCCCAATGGGTTTCAGAGTCATTGCCAAACTCCTGAATGAGAAGTTTCCTCGCAAGTTCTCCATCGGTCAGTGCAGCCAATTCTTTGATTCGTTTTGTGTTCATATTTTTTCTCCTTTTTCTGTAAACAAAAAAGGCAGGCCCATCGTGGTGATGAGTCTGCCTAGTTGTATCAGTTTGTGAATTGTATGAGCGCAGAAATGCGCAGATGCTATCTATCGTACATTCACAATTTTACCGGCATCGCAAGCAGCGTCAAGCTGTAGCAGCGGCGTCAGCAGTTGCTTTTTTGGCTTCCGTGTACGCTTCGCAAGCTGCGTGATATTCACTCAGCTTAATCTGCGTAACGGTGTCTGGAACCTTGGTGCTGCGAGTTGCATATTCGCAGGAATAATATCCGTAGATATTTCCCTGCTCATCATCCCACAGCTCCGTAGTGATGCGGCCGGAGCCATAGAAGTTGGCCCACCAGAACTGATTGGCAAGGAACTTCTTGCCGTTCACGTTCTTACAGACCTCATCTTCCCACAGGCAGTTCATGGGCGAACGCTGTTTGAAGATGACAAAACCGTGAGGGTCACGGCGTTTCATGACCTGAGATTCGTATTTGGCGAGCAGCTCTGGTGTCAATTCGACCGTCAACCGGTCATTCAAGACATACGAGAATTTCTCACCGGGAAAATATTTGTCGAAGAATTGCTTCGCAATTTCAACGAAGTGCGCCTTTTCCTCCTTTGTCGAAAAATAATTCTTGTAGAATTCGGAACCGGGATTTACTTTGAATGCCATTTCAACCATTGCCATTACTCCTTTTCCATTTGGATAGTCCAGCCGTTCACATCGGAATAAACCGCATAGAGCAGCGTTGCGAAATTGCAGCCTCCGTCATACAGCGTATAGCGAAGGGAGATGTTCAGCGCAAGAGTCCGTTCCTTGACGACGCCATCGCAATCGAGATAGCTGAACGTCTTTGTCGGATTGGTAAACCATGCTTTACGTTCTTCATTGAACTTATCTTCATCGTATTCCACGATTTCCTTGAAACACGAATCGAACGTGACGAGCTTGACTGACGAGAAGACATCAGCCATCATTCCGCACTTTTCAATCAGTTCATCAGGCCATTCGACCTTGATGATTGCTGCGCCGTTGTCTTTCAGCTCCTTGCTGGGGCTCAGCGAGACGTTGTAGCGCTCACTGAGGAAGGTGAACAGCCAGGACCAATCGATAGTTTTCAGGAAACTGGCAGCTTCCTTGGCGTCCATGAAAATTTTGATTTCTTTACGTGTCATGATATATCTCCTCACTATATTATTCGGTGCCGAATTTAGCCCACGCTTCTTCGACACTCATGTGATAAACGGCCTTGAATTGTTCTTTGAATCGTGCATTGAACAGTTCTTGATGGCGGGGGCTCATGAGGATTTCGAGATTGAAGTCGGGGTCATCGGTGGAATTGTTGCAGTAGGAAATGTATGTACGAATGGTATCGTCCGGATGCCAGTCGATATACATGTTAATCCAGTCTGCATTCTCGGCCGTGTTCAAGTTAAGACCAAATGCCATATCAGCATCAAACCAGATAGGCACATAGACGTTAATCCAACCGTCATAGATAACTTCTGCTTTGTTGTCGAGCACAAATCGCATCAGCTCAGCAAAGTTCTGCACTACAATCGAATCTTGAGTGCAGAGGTCATGAACCAACTCATTGTGAGTCATTATGAAATGCCTCCTTGTTATTTGTTTTTTTGGTATTTATTATTTTTCGAAACTGTCGAAGAACCGAATCATCTCGCGGTTTACACCGACTGCGGATTCGGATTCAGGATACAGTGCTGCAAAAGCATGAACGGTTTCCTTCTTGGAAACAAACCCGTAACCGTGGTGAACACGCTCATTTTCGAGGCACTTCTTGAATCCGAAAGTCTGTTTCTTGAGGAAATCCTTCTTTCCGGTGCAGATATAGCACGGAGGAATGAGTTTAGAATAGGTTTCAGGCTTGATGAATTCAGCATAGCTGTGATTCTTCCAACCTTTGGCCATGTAATAGTTCTGGAGAAGCCCGACCTGGCCTTTGTAGATGTAGTACATCCCGCTCTGCAGGCCCATCGCATTGATGATGAGCTGCTTGGCTGCCTCGGGTACGTTCTCTTCCAGCTCGTCCTCTACCGGCTGCATCTCGGCAGGATAGCGGAGAATAGAACTTGCCATGCAGGCAAGGAACGCGCCAGCACTGTCGGCAACTACAAAGACCTGATTCAAGTCACCACCGAAGTCTTCAGCGCGTTCAGCTACAGTAGCAAACGCATTGATGACATCGGTGATTTGACCGAAAACATTGGTTTCAGGAACCAGACGGTAATCCGGAATAAAGGTGAGATACCCTTCTTTGGCAAACCAGGTTGCCAGGTTCCGGTTCTGTTCTTTTCGGCCAGCAATCAAGCCGCCGCCATGGATATCGATGATAATCGGATGCTTTTCAGCGCCGTTATCCGGGCAATAAACGTCCATGAAAAGATTCCGCTTGCCGCAAATAGCAATCTCAGTGGCGGTTATGCCTTCATGAGACATAACAGGCTGAGACCGGATGATTTCTTCTACATGGGTGCGTTCTTTCTTGGTGGCGGCATTGATGAAATTCATGTTAAAAACTTCCTTTCAAAAAAATGATAAAAATAAAAGCGGCCGCCAATCTATAAAAAATGAGATTAGTGGCCGCTTGGGTGTTATTGGAATTCAAATGTGTATTGGGTTCCTCTTTCGGTTTTGACAAAAATTCTGCTTCCTGCAAAGCCAATAGCTTTTACTGTGCTGGTACGCAGGACGTCTTGTTGTTTTGGCGTTGTTGTTTTGAATACGAGTGGCTGCCCGCTTGACAGCTCAAGAGTTCCGACCCGTCCAATGAGCGGAAGAACTCTTGCGTTGAGACTCGTGGTGCTGTGAAGCACACAACTGCTGTTAATCCGCATCATTGTCCTCCTGATATGAACTGGTCAGATATCCACATCCGGGTACTGATTCAACACATGATTGAACCTGTTATCCAGATGTTCATCGTTTTCGTCCCGCTCGGGATAATCAAACTTTCCTTCCTCTTCTGCTGCATCCCCCAAACGTTCCATGAGTGCAATGACGCTTTCGAGCCAGGCGGAAGCCTTGCCAAACGTGTCATCCTCTTTTCTCTTGGCATAGAGCATGTCAGAGACTTCTTCGAGAGCCATTTTTTGCTGGTACAAAGTATTCCAGTTGATGTGCTCTACAGCGGAACGCAGGGGGGTTAAGTGTTCTGTTTCTGTTACAGTGTTTGTTACGGTCATTTTTCTTTCTCCTTGTAGTGTTTTGTTACAATAAACATCAGCAAAGCACCGCGAAATTCCAACAAAAAAAGCAGACTTCCAAACGGATAGTCTGCTTCTCAGAATTGTGAAATTATAGCGTATGTGTGCTGTTATCTATCATACAATTTTCATTGTATGCGTTTCGCACGAATACGCAATAACTATTTTTCAAATTAAGAATCGGAATTTTCCGAACTGTCGCTGTTATCATCGGAACTGGACTCAGCGTTTTCATCCACCGTGGAATCGTCACCAGATTCAGCGTCGGTGTTTTCTTCCGCGCTTGTATCCTGTTCAACAGTCGAATCACTGTTGACTGATGCGTATGTACCAGTCAAGATAACGGGAGCTTCACCATAACCCAGATAACCGCTAATCAGGCTGCCGGAATTTTCGACCAGGTACTTGGTTTCTGTCATGTTCGGGAACAAGTAGATATCCTGAATCGTAGTGCCCTTCACATCAGCGCTGTCAAAGGTATCGTTGCACGCCGCAACAACGCTATACCCGTCATAGTTCCAAACCAGATAGAAGTTCTTGCCGCCAATTTCGACATCATAATCTGCATCTCGGAAATCTTCAAAGGTGCGATACTGCTTGCTGGAATTGAAAGCGACAGAATCGTTGTTTGTCCAGTAGAGACCGGACGGATTGCCAAACAAACCATACAGGAAGTTGAACTGTTCCTCCGGCTCTCCATCGGTCGGATAACCTTCGAATTTATCCGGGGTGACAGACGAATAATAGAGACCGTCAAGGAACGCATCACCAATATCGATACCGTCGTCATTGGCTGCACGACCGTCCAGCATCAAGGTCAAGGACCCGCCGTTATATCCAATCGGATAATAGTCACAGCCGTCATCCTTGCTGGCAGTGTGAATGGAAAAATCACTGATTTCCTTTTCTACGCCTTCGCCTGTGGATTCTGCATTGATTTCACCAATGACTGTATCACCGTTTTCAAGTTCGTTCAATTTCAGATATCCCTTTACAGGCAAATCCCGTACATCCTGTAATGCAACATCCGTGATATCCAGTGTCTTGCCGGTATCAACGCTGCGCAGCGAATAGAACTTGCTGCCGTCATCGTAAGACAAAGGACTTTGCCCCATCGGAATACCGTCCGGCCAGGTAGTGTCAGGATTGTCCAGCGTGCCGGGCGTGAAATCCGGGAGATTCGACAACAAAGACCAGGCATTGATGGGTTCCGGGGTCGGTTCTGCTGTCGGTTCCGGTGTTGCCGTCGCGGCAGCCTGTGCTGCTTCGGCACTTGCCGCTGCGGCCGCCTGGTCTTTCCGCTCCTGAACCACAGCTGTGGCGCAGCCGGAAAGTGTCACGGCGAGTGCCATGGCCGCTGCGGTGATATTGATAATCTTTTTACTCATACGTGTTTTGCCTCCTTATGTTTACAGTTTTGCCTAATGCCGAGGAGCGAGAGACCTACCATGCCGATAAGCAAAGCGAGGAGTCCAAGTCCAAAAGCAAAGGCAATATATTGAATTACGTCGATGAGTTTAAGCCATTTCGCAATTGTAGCAAGCAAAAAAGCAAACAGGCCAAAGCAACCAGCCAGATAAATGAGCAAGCCAAACTGTGCAGTTCTGCTGAAAATCGATTCAAGTGTCTTCATGATATAACCCCTTTCATATTTTTTATGTTATGCGATTCGCAAGAACCTGCAACAGAAAAATAAAAAAAGCTGCCCAGCCGAAGCTGGACAGCCTATGTATGATTATATATTATCGTCTGTTGTCTCGTTCTTGTCTTCTGCGTTCACGCTCCTCATACTCTTTTTTCTGATACTTGAGTCGTTCATTCAGCAGGAAAGAGTTTTCATCGCGAGTCATTTGCAGTTTTACCTCGTACCAGCAGCCGTAAAGAAAGGCTGCCAGAATGCAGAAGCCAACGATTTTGACTAAGAGGTTGAAAAGAACGTTCACAACAACCGGGAAAATATAGCCGATGGCTTTGGCGATAAGCAGGATGAGTCCACCGAAGACAACGATTTTTGCGATTGTCTGAACAACGGGCGGGAAATCGCCAAGGACTTTGGAAATGGTATCGTTAATTTTGGTGATGATATTAGTGTTTTTGCCACCGTTGTTATTATTTTCTGCCATGTCGGTTCCTCCTTTTTGTGCCAATTATAGCACATATCAGCGCAAAGCGCTACATCCCGCACAAGGAATTTTTCTGTGCAAATGTCGAACAAAAAAATAATGCCGCCACCCTTTCGGATGACGGCAAGTGATGTTATTTCTTCACGGGGATATTCTCGTCAAGAATAACATCGAAGTTGTAGTGCGGCATCTTAGATGCATCACCACCAGCAGCTTCGAGGGTCATGTAGAAGTCCTCGTCATTCATAGCCTGCACGAGAGTGTTCATCTCGTCGCAGGTATGTTTGAGCATAGGACCGCGCTTGTTGCAGAACATCACAGCCGAAACAGGCTGAATGCCCTGTGCAACCATGCCATCCCAATGAGTCCGCAGCTCAGTTACAGAGTTCAAAGTAGCAACACCGCTCATGAAGTCGTAAATCTTGCAATGGGACTCATCGATGTGCTCCAGAACGTCAATCCGGGTCCGGTTTGCGTACAGAGGGAACTGGAGTTCAACTTCGTTCCCGGTGTCAGCAACCAACCGATTGGCAAATTCCTGCGCATACTTTTCAAGGGTAAACGGTTCGCTATCGAGAGGCTTCACGTTCTCGGCAATAGCGTCGAAAATCTTGCGCCATCCCTTGTCGCTCAAGTCAATGTTAGACTTGTTAGCAAGGGTGTTCAGGAATCCACGCGGCAGGCCAGTGATATCGATAGCCACTACGCCAGTAAAGGCATTAAAGGACGGGTGACGAGCCCTATCCCAGATGGTATCGAACTGGGCTGTGGAAATCACGCGGTCGCCGAGCTGAATATCCAGGCCCTGAGTGGGCATGTTGTACTGGTAGAAGCGCTTCAAATCGTAGCCGCCAGTAACCACACCCCGAGTTGCCTCGAAATCGAGCAGGCCACATTCGACCTTGACGGGGATTTCGTACCCCTCATACTCTACAACGAAGTGCTTATCCTGCCGCTTCTCCTTGTACGGCTGGAAAATAGGTTTGACGAGAACATCGCAAACCTTACCATTTGCCATACGGTAGTCGGGAATCAGGATACGGGCAGGAGCGACGCCAGTAGCGTCAGGTGCCAGGTAGTTGCGGTACATAACACCAAAATGCTCAGCCAGGCAGGTGCGTAGCACATTCAGGCTGGTGACCCGACTCTCGGCACAGCTGCCGTTCTTGGTCAGCATGGTGCTGGCGGTAGCCTTGTCCATCTCTACATAAATAACGGTAGAGGGAGCACCGAGAGCCTGGAACTGCTCACGCATAACGACGTCCGCCATAGGAATCTCTTCCTGCTCGGTCATCGTCATGGTCGTAGCGAAAGGACCATCAACGCGGTGATAAGTGCTCTCCCCCGGTTCCTTGGAAGCGATGAACCAGGGATACTTGTTGCGAGTTGCAACAAGGATGAAGTTGTTCAAACCAACACCGTGAATACACAGCGGGCCTTCATCGGTATGACCGTTACCGAACTGCAGGCATTCCGGAAGCTTCTCCTTGGACATGCCTTTACCCCAGTCGGCAACAACCATGCCGATTAGGTTTTTGTCATGTCCTTTAACGATAGCGACCAGCATGCTGATGAGGCCGATAGCGTTGGAAAAACCGTTGTCAATCGTTTCATCTGCAGCGGCGCACATAGGTAGGTTCTGACGCGAAACAGCGTCAAAATACTTATTAGTGATACCTACATTGAACTTAACGTTATTCTTCTTAGCCATAATATAACCCCGTAACGTGGGGCTACCGTGCTGCTCTTGAATTTATCTCCACAGCAATTAAGCCCCATATATCGGGGATGTTATTATTCTTTGTTGTCTGTTTTGCAGGAGCTGTTGGCGATATCAGAAATTGCCTCTTTGATAGCCCCGAAAACATCAGTTGCTTTCAGAAAATCTTCTGCCAATCCTTTGACGTGGCTGTAGTTTTTGAAGACTTTCTTGACAAGAAATGCGCCAGCGATTGATACTACTGCCAAAAGCAGCAGAAATTTCGCGGCATCGGTCAGTTTCACTTGCTCCAGCAGGAGCGCGAGTATCACACCATCTTTGCTCAGCTAGGTCTTAATTAGACCGTGAACGAATGAACCATAGCTAACTGCATATTGCTTAGCTTTGGCTTCGTGGTTGCTAATGATGGTGTCTACTCGCTAAATTATGTTTCGAATCATGGTAATGTCCTCCTTGAAGGTTTGTAATTGTTATACGGTATATATAAATACGCTCTTAACGCGGCGTTCGCGTGCAGGAACATCTATGTAATCAGCCATTGCTTCGGCTGTCAGAAGTCCACATTCCGTGGGATGAATCTATATAAAACGCAGAAAATCTGCGGGAATCCTCAAAAAAAGAAGAAGGACAGAAACCCAATATGGGCATCTGTCCTTCTTCCAGGAGGAATATGAACTATGGCAAATCAATGATATCTCTGTTACATTATCTATTCTATGGGTATCGCACACGCCGTCAAGAAATTAGATGTATTTTTTGAAAAAAAGTTTGCACGCGTGCAAGTTGCCAAAGAATTTTGCTGTACGGCGTGTAAGTTTATTTTGTGATACGCAAAACACGCGATATTTCGTATAAAACAAAAAGCCGCCCACCCGGTAAAGGGCAAGCGGCAAGAGGTTAAGATTTGATGTAAAGCGACGTACCCTTGAACGGATTCAAGAGACCGGGCTTATATTTAGTGCGGATATACTCTGCAATTTCAGCATCCGACATTGCGGTCAGAACGTCAAGCCAGCATTCGGCATTGATTCCCATGAGACCACCCATACCAAGAGCATTTTCACAGCGTTTGATGTCGGAAGCGAAATCATCGTGAAAGTCACAGGACTCCGCAGCTTTTACGATGCGGTCGAAGTCATACATACCACAAGACCTCCTTACTGGCACATGGCCTTGAGGTCGTCCTCACTCAGAACGGGCACGCCCAGCGAATTTGCCTTATCCAGCTTGGAACCGGCAGCTTCACCGGCAACGAGATAGCTCGTCTTCTTGGAGACGCTTCCGGAGACTTTACCTCCATGAGCTTCGATGTAAGTTTTGGCTTCATCGCGGCTCATGGAAGGCAGCGTGCCGGTGATGACGAATGTCTTACCGGAGAGTGGTGCAGATTCATCATTGGCACCTGCCGGAGCATGGTAGTCAAGATTGACTCCTGCATAGCGCAGCGCAGCAACCTCCTGTTTGAACTCAGGGCTGGACAGCATCACGTCGAGCGCAGCATAGATGGCATCAGAGAAGCCGGGAATGTTGGATTCTTTGATAGTATCTACATTGAGCGAAGACAGAGTCAGAAGGTTTCCGTTCGTTGCCTTGCACTGGGTAAACAGCGCACGAGCCACATGGCCACCGATAAGACGGTAACCAAGTGCTTTGAGAACACGGTCCGCATTCTGACTCTTGGATTTCTCAATGGAATCGAGAACCTTGTCAACGACTTTTTTGCCGTACATTTCGACGAATTTGGTGGTGTTCATGTACAGCTTATAAAGGTCAACGGGGCTTTCGATGAGCTTGTTGTCAACCAAGAACTGAATCATCTGAGGGCCAAGTCCCTTGATGTCCATGCAAGGCTTCGAAGCGAAGTGAATGACGCGATTCACAGTTTTTGCAGGGCAGGCGTCGTTCGTGCAGTAGAGGTCCACAGAACCGTTGACAGGCGCGATAGGCGCACCGCATACGGGGCAGACCTGCTTCGCCATGTCATAAGGCACAGCGTCTGCCGGGCGCTTTTCCAGCTCCACCATCGTGATTTTCGGGATGATGTCACCGGACTTGTGCAGGACAATCGTGTCACCGATACGGATATCCAAAGCCTTGATGAAATTGGCGTTATTGAGCGTTGCACGCTCCACACGAGTACCAGCAAGCTGGATAGGGTCAAAGACAGCAACAGGAGTGACGCGGCCGGTACGACCCGTCTGCAGCTGGATGTTGCGCAAGACAGTTCCCTTTTCCTCTGCGGGATACTTGTATGCAATAGCCCATTTCGGGGTTTTGGTGCGCTCGCCCATCTTCTGGCGAACGCTCAGTTCATCGACTTTGATGACTGCGCCGTCAATCGGGTAATCGATATCATAGCGTTTTTCCTCAATGTCGTGAATGGCTGCCAAGATGCTATCAATGTCATTGCAATGAGCGTAATAAGTGGTCTTGAAACCACATACATCATGCAGATAGTTCAGCTGGTCACAATGATACGGGCTGAACTGTGCTGCATCACCATTGTTGACGCTCTGAACATTGAAAACGAACACCTGCAGGTTGCGTTCCCGTGCAATAGCCGGGTCAGCCTGACGCAGAGAGCCAGCAGCGCAGTTGCGGGGATTCGCAAAGAGCTTTTTCCCTGCTTCCGCCTGCTTTGCATTGGCTGCTTCGAAGTCCTTTTCCGACATATAGCACTCGCCACGGAGTTCGATTTTGCCGATACCCTTGGGCAGCTCGATGCTGCGAGGCAGGCAAGTGAGGGCTGCGACATTGGCGGTCACATCCTCACCGACATGGCCATCGCCGCGCGTCGAAGCCTGGGTCAAATGAGCGAGGCCATCGTCAGAACGTTCATAGACAAGAGATAAGCTCAAACCGTCAATTTTGCGTTCCACAGAGAAGGTCACTTCGGAATATTCGGCTTTCACCGAATCCACAAAGCCGCGAACCTCATCGTCGGAGAACACATCAAGCAGAGAAAGCATCGGTACACGGTGTTCAACCGGAATACCGAGAACACGCTTGCCGCCGACTACCTGCGTGGGGCTGTCGGAGGTTACAAGTTCCGGGTGCTCATCTTCGATTTTTCGAATTTTGTGCATCACCTTGTCATATTCTTCGTCGGTGACGACCGGAGCATCCTGTTCGTAATATGCTGCACTCCATGCTTTTGCTTTTGCACAGAGATTGTTATAGGTTTCAATATAGCTGTCCATAATTTGTTCCTTTCTGTCTGAAAAAGAGCGACGAGCTATTGCCAATCGCTCTTATTATACTACGTTTATTTAGATTTTCAGTTCGAGCGCAACTTTTTCTTCTGCGCTCTTATCGTTCATTCCATCGACGAGAACGTAAACATCTGCGTTCTTTAGAACAAGTTCTTTCTCGTGCCAGTCAGTTTCTCGACGAATCCTCTCCGGCAAAAGACGAAGCGCCTGCTTTTTGAGGTTGTCGATTTTTTCTTCCGTTGGGTACATCTCTTGGCTGAAGGTAAAGTCTGCAGTTTGGTACGTTGTAGTCCATGCACGAACCTTTACCGTTACGGTGCTTTCCGAAACGTTGTAACCTGCAAACGGAATCAAAGAATCACTCAGTTCCCCAATTCTTGCATTAAAGAGATTGGTTATACGAGCAAGTTCCTTGTGGTAGATTGCCTTTGCTTGTCGCACCTGTTCGCGGTAGCACTTTACACAGTCTTCAACCGTGTAAAAGATGTTTATAGATTCCCCTGCATAGCCCCGATATCCTGTATTATCCATTGGAGCAATTACCTTGGACATAATATGACCGTTCTTTACAGGTCGGAAATAAATAGGAGAATAATAAATAGTCTTATTCGTCTCTTCGGCATCCGTTACAACCGCTGCGGTCGGCTTAATGTCCCGAATTGGCTTTTTGGTCGGGTCTGCGTTTGCTCGATAGTCGCAAATCCAAACCATCTTTCCCGTGATGTTTTCTAGCCCTTCCACATAATCAAAATCCGCAAGAGATTTCGTCTGCTGAGGTCCCAATGCACGGTTATTTCGCCAAAGGGTTACATTATTATCTTGTAGATATTCTTCGAGTTCCATTTTTTCACCTTTTTTCTTTCAGAACTTCGATAACCAATTCTTCGTAGTCCTCGATGGCACAGTAGATGTCAGCGAAACCATAGGCGTGGCCACGGTCGTAGGCTTTTTGCCAGAGGATGGTTGCAGCCTTTTTGGAAATGCTGCGTTTCGTTTCGGCTTTGATGTCTTCCTGAATTTGAAGTTCGATAGCTTCCGAGATGTGTTCGATTTCTGCATTCTGCGCCTTCTTCAGCCGAGAGCATTCCGCATCCCAGGCTTTCTGTCGGCGAACGACCTCTTCCCTGTTCCAGCGCACCGATTTCTCTTCGTCGATGATTTCACCGTCTTTCGGGCGTTTAGAGTTGGGCTTAGTAGGTCTCTTCCAAGCGGTTTCAAGTCGGTTGCCAAGAGCCGTCCATATACTACCCATGATAACACTCCTTTTTTCTTGTACGCAAAAAGGCGAACCTCCCAGTGTGGGAAGTCCGCCTTAAAGCGAAGTGTGAATTGTACGAGCACACAGTGTGCTTAGTAGATGGTATCTATCGTACAAGCTAAATTATACGGGTCTCGCACGAAAGCGCAAGATTATTCATCCATTGCTACAGTCACCAAACAGCAAATTATATGCTTTTTCGATTTCAGAATCAGACATGGCCTTCCCTTTTTCTTCAATGCTGTGCAGAATTAGAGTCTTGTCGCTCTCCTCATCCGGCACGAAGCCAAGAATCACATCCAGCTTGTTGCGATTCTCGTCCTGTGCAAGATACTCTTTGATTTCGGACCACTGCGCATCGCGCTGGTTCAGAGCGTCAACGTTCTGGACACAGAACGGGTTCTCACTTTGCGGCATAGAACCGGCAAGGTATTTAGTATCGTCGCAATACATCTTGATAAGCCGGACTATATAGTTCCGCTCTGCTTTGGTTCTTGCAGTCAGAATGTTGCTTGCGCTCTGGTACTTGTAGTTATCCCCAACAGCTTCCAACGACTCTGCAATCTGTCGAAAACTCAGCATTTCGTTTGTGGCCTTGTCATGCTGCGACACAGTGGAAGCATAGTATCCTTGTTCCGTTTCGTTTGCTTCTACCACGGCAGCGAGATTCGAGTCAATATGGATGAGCCGTTCACTGTTATCCCCTTGCGCACGAATTGTGTTGTTCACTTTCGCAATCCAACTGTCAGTTTCCGTAGCATCATCGCCCGCATAGAGGTAGGTTACAATATCCGGGTTAGTAGGGTTCGGAAGCTCCGCACAAGCCAAGGTCAGATTTCGCCCGTATTCTTTTGCCTGAAGGTACATGTTCGGATAATCGTCTTGTATTGTCTGAGCGATTGCCTCAACCTCGGCCTCGTCTTTTTCAATGACAAGGCCGACAGTGGCTACCTGCTCTTCAATGTTGAGCTGCTTCAAAATATCCTCAAGGTCAAATACAATAGCTTCTTTGTTGTTTGTATAGAATCGGATTTTCATAAATTTTCCTCCTGACAACAATAAAAAAGGCAGGCCCTCGGTTGGAAGGTCTGCCAAAAAACAGTTTGAGAATTGCAAAAAGGTCATTGTGCGGCTTTGACAGCTGCGTTTATCACTGTGTAGGCAATATCCAGGAGCCGAAACGCAAGAACTCCAAAAGATAATGCTACCAGCAAAAAGCAAAACACAAATTTTAGTTTGTTCTCACCCTGGAAATAGTACATTCCAAAGCAGGACGCGATGAGAACGCAGAGAAACACAACGACCCAAATAATATCAGCCATTGTCCTGTTTTTGATTCTGCTGAGTCGGCGGGGTCTTGACTTCAGCAGGAGCATTCGGAGTCTGATACTGAACATTCTGGCTCGGCTCTTTGGGAGTTTCGGGGGTCTGGTACTGAACAGTACTGGGGTTGTTCTGCTGTTCGGCTTTCTTTTCCTCATATTTGGTCTTGAGCTGAGAATAGGAATAGCCATCCTGCGGGATACCGTGATACTCATAATGGCCGAAAGCAAGAATTATGTTGAACACCGGATTCAGAAGGCAAAGACCAATCGTGAAACCAATACCTTCACCGAACGCAACAGCTTTCTTGTAGTTGGTGATAGCACCGATGATGAGAGCAACGACCAGGAACAGATTGCCGAGCAGCGGGATACCGGACAAAAGGCTCAGCACGACCGGAATCAGAAACAGCCAGCCGTTGCCCCAGTAGAGATTGAACTCAATGTAATTGCTGTAGAACGGGACGATGGATGCCCAGCCAGGCTGCCCGGCCTTCTCAAAAATCTTCCAGTTTGCAACGATTTTGAGTACAAAATACGCCACTACCAAAAGAATCACCGTGTAGAGCATTCCGCCCAATAGATTAAGAGCACTGTAAGAATTATACATTTTATATCCTCCTCTTCCGGCATATCAAGCCGGTTTATTCCTTCACTAAGTTCTTTGCCTGCCGCTGCCGTTCCGCAAGTTCTTTGCCGCGTCTGACCAGTTCCGCATATTGCTCTTCGGTCAGCTTGCGAGGTGGCTTAATTTTGACCCATTTCTTCGGTAAATCTGCTTCTACACACCAGTCTTCATCCCGCGTGATTTTAACAGCATCAGGGTACTCTTTCGCAAGCTCTTTCAGCTGCGCCATGCGGGCTTTGTTGCAGGTATAGTAGGATGCCTTTTTTTTCGCATCGTTGAACGTGATGATGGTTTCGCGTTCCCAGGGTCCATCAGATGCCTGCGTGGCCACTTTTTTATCGGGCATGATTTTTCTCACCTCAATCGAATAAAATTGCCGATATAGCAGGGCCTTCGCAGATATACCCGCTCGCCTCGGCCCATTTCGGCGTCATGAGCTTTCCGTTAGCCTTCACAAGCACCGTCTTCCGAGCAGAGGTGCTCAGGAATTCTGCCGGAGCCCAGTTATTTCGCACAACGACGATAGCATTGTCGTCCGCGTTCTCAAGCATATGCTTCAGCCCTTTTACCGTCACCGTGTCACCTCCCGTTCAACACATCATCCAGTGCCTGCAAGAAAACTCTGGATTCCTCATTGATTCCGCCGCGACACAGAACTTTCGCAATATCATCAAATCCTACCAAGTACATATTTTCTTCACCCATGTACCCTTGCGGCCAGGGAACCGCATAGTAGTTGTGCGGAACAGAACTTGTGTCATAGCCGACCACAATATATTTCTGGTCTGCAACATTTTTCACCGTCAGGATAGTCCCAAGCGGCAACGCGTCTTTCATGGAATGAGTAGTTGCAGGCATGATTCTCTGAATTTTCAAAACAGCACCTCCCTAATTTTCATTTTATGAGACTCGCACATTTGCGCAAGAAAATGAAACAACAAAAAAGCGGCCGCTCCCGAAGGAGCGACCGCAAAGATACGAGTTAGATATTATTCATGGGAATCAGCCTTCCTGAAATCAGAAAGTTGATTCTCAGTGGAACACTGCACGAAAGAAGTTTCCTTGCGCGGATTCACAAAAGCGTCTGTGGTCGCAAACGCATTGCTAAAGCTCATATCACAGAAGACAACGTGTGCGCTCTCATCGTCAGAAGCACGAGGCGCAAAGCTGGTACATGCAAACCAATCCAATTCATCCTGCCCCTGTTCATCATAAAGATAAATGACGGGAGCCGGAATGTTGGGCGTCGGCATAGCCAGTGAGCCAACCTGCATTTCATTGACGCAGAGGTCGATGGGCGGGTTTCCATTTTGGTAATTCCACTCGGCGTAAGACTGGGCCCTGATGGTGGTGTCGCCATCATCTACCTCGATGCCAAGAGCAGCGATATCGAATGGAATACCGAGCTTCTCCTTGATTTCTTCCGGGGTGAAAGTTAGGAGCTTACCGTGTTCGCCTTGGATGTAGAGCTTCATGGCTTACTTTTCCTCCTTTTTCTTGTCGGCGTTCAGAATCTTTTCCAGAACGTCGTTGTAAGTGTCATCGAGGAATCGACCGGTCTCTTCATCTGCTTCCGGAGCAGTGAAAACACCGTCTCCTTCAGCTGAATCCTGTACAGCGTCGAAGACACCGATTGCGCCCCAAAGTTCATCGGCCAGAAGGTCATAGCCGAGGTCCTTCACTTTTGCCGACAAGTCAATCAGCAGCATTTTCTGCCGAAAGAACTCGTTCATATCCAAGCCAATGTAGGGCTTCGCTGCAACATTGTTTTTCTGAGACTTTACTTTGAAAATGCCCCAGTCAAAGTTGCTGTCTGCGCCGTACATATACCCGGACGCAAGGCAGAAACCGTCTGCTGCACTGTCCTCAACGTTGATACCGACTTCATAATCGCTGCCGGAATCCTCGTCAAGGTCAATCGCATAACCTGTTGCCTTTTCGTACTCTGCCTCAATGTCAGTTTTCATGGCTGCCAGTAGAGCGTTGAAATCGGTATTCTGGGAAAGCAAGTTCATGCTTTCGCCTTCCTGGTTTTTGATAAGAATGAACATAGACATAGTATTTACCTCCTAAAATTAAATCATGCTATCAGACAATTTGTCAATAGTCGCTGTGATGGTTTCGTTTTCCATCTGAGCCATACGCTCAAACAGATGAGACCAGTCGATGGCATCATGGACACGCTTGACAAACGCATCATAGGTGCCACCGGCCTTCATCATTTCAATTTCAGACTCATAACAGCCGGACTCCTCAAGCATGAACTTGATGTCGTCGGTTGGGTTGATTTGTATTGCTGCTTCGTACTCATTCATTTTGATTGTTTCCTTTCTTTTATACGCAAAAAGGCGGACTCTCCGAAATCGGAAAGCCCACCTTAGCGGATTATAAATTGTACGGCTGCTTTTTAGGCAGAAACAGAATGTTATCTATCGTACAATTTATATCTTACCCCGTTCGCATAAATCCGCAACAAAAAACCGCCACCCAAATGGGCAGCGGTAGTGAAAAATTAGATTTCAGCGCAGAACATCGCGAGCTTTTGCCACAGCAAATAGGTGCTGGTTTTCATGCGTACCTTTTCAGGAACGCCAGTGACGAGACACCATTTATGGGCAGCAGCTTTGATGCGGGGAATCTGCCGTTGTTCAGTTTCAGTGAACGTCTTGTTGTACATTCTGCGGCGACGTCCGGAATTCCAAAAGGCTCCTTCCATCGTTTCGCAAATCAGAGTGTACGCCAAATGGTTTTGGGCTTCATCGTGGGTTAATTCAACCATCGTTTTCATGGCTGTCACCCTGCCTTTCTCTCATTGCGAGCCATATGCAGCGCATAATCAAGCGCGTCAGGGTCATCGGCCAAGAATTTCGTTTTCTGAAGTGTACCAAGCTTGGGATGCTTCAGAATCGTATAGTTGCCATTGTTCTGGACAAGGGAACCTTTATCATAGACCAGCTCGACCTTTTCGGCAGGTACTGCGTAACGGCGAATGCGGTCACATTCATCCGCATAGTTGATGGGAGTGATATAGCCAACCGGCTTTTGTCCTTCCATCCCTGTCACAGTGACCAGAAAAGCCTTAATGGTCCGGGCTTCTTCCTCTTCCTGCTCATCATAGTATTTGAACGTGATGAACATGGGAGTATCTTTCTTGTACGCATCTTCCTCAGGGCAGAGATACGTTCCGCAAGAGCGGCAGAACCAGAGCATCGATACCGGCTTTCCAGTTTCTTGTGCTTCTTTGGCATAGCGCTTAAAAATCTTTATGTCCAGCTTGAAATCCTCGGTGTAATGCTCAACCGTGCTTTTCACGATGAGTTTCAGAAAATCACAGATGGAAATAGCGGTCATAGTCATATTGGAAGTCATAATAAAATCTCCTTTTTAGTCAACCATAACTTTAGAAATATTCATGTCATAGCGGTTGAATTTAGAAATATAGTCAAAAATGGTATTTACTTGAGCTTTTGTTGCGGTTTTGGTCTCATCCATATCGAGGAATGTATTGCCCATCGAAGGATTACGAATGGCAATCCAACCGCGTTTATATAGGAAGTCGAGACCCTTGCCGCTCCAGTCATACGCCATATTGAGAACTTCATGGTCAGAAAGACCAAACGTTTCTCGATTGCGCATGATGATGCGGCCAGCCAGGGCAGCGTGCTCGCCAAACTCGCAGGCATACCAGGTGCCATCGGGAGCAATCAGACCATATTCGGTCAGCTGATGCTGAATGGGTCTATCACTGATATAGCTGTTGTACAGTCGCTGACGGCGTTCAACGGATGTGCCTTTCATGTTTGCTTCAATCCAAGAGGCAAGCTTGGTCCAAAAATCGGTTTTGTAGAATTCCGGGTTGGATTCCTGCTCAGGAAGCGGTTCACCATTGAATTCTGCAACAAGGTCTGGGTGGGTAAAAAGCCATGCACCGTTGTTGAATGCATCAGAATAACCCGTTTTCCCATAGAGGAAGCACTTGATACCGTCATAGCTGCAATCGATATAATGATGTTTTGCATTGGTGCAGAGCGTTTCATAGCTATCAGTCATAGCAAAGCGGTCAACATAATTGAGCGGATGTGCAATCATATCCTCACGAATTTGATTGACCAGCATCTTGTGTTGAAGCTCCTCAACCTTCTGCCCGAGGGAACGAACATGAACATTGTCATCGACAAGTTCAAACTCATTGACACCAACAAGTTTTTTCCGGCCTTCGATAATGTCCTGGCAAACATGCCTTTTTTCTTCCTCGTTGCCACCCATCATGCAGGAGAGCAGCAGCTCCTCACACTTTTTATACGGCTTGTCCATATTCCAGAACCAGTCACGTGCAATGGCGGTGAGGAACTCACCATCCATACTGAAATGTAGTTGTTCACCCATGTTGGGTAACCTCCCCAATTGTTATGTGTTGTTCTCGACAAAGTCTTCGCATTCCTCGCTGGTCAAAACCACGCCGAAATAGGCAACACGCTTGACAGTGGTTTCCCACACACGAACGGTACGTGCCATTGGCTGAACGACCCAGGAATGACAGCGCCAGAGCCCGTCTTCGGAAAGAGCATACCCCGTTGCAATAAAGCACCGGTCTTTGTTCTCATACCAGAGTCGTGCAGAATTGTAATGGCACTGGCAATCCTGACCTTTTCTCATATAGCTGCTGCCATAAAAGAATTGGCCGCGTTTGAGGATTTTTGGGGCGTCTTCGTCAAATTCCGTCATGCAGACTTCATCCCCGCCAAATGTGAGGATTTTGTCGTGCAGTTCCTTCATGTCACCGAGCGTCTGAGCATTGAATCCAGAAGAGGTGTTGTAAATCTGGCTTTTGGTAAGCCGCATTTTCCAATCCTCGTTCATTGGGTTCCAATGAATCGGCGCGGACATCTGGTCAGGGGTTGTGATGGGTTTCAGACTGTTCCAGCCTTTCGTGCTCATTCCAACCCCTCCTCACGAGAACGCAAGCAACTCAGAATCTTTGAGTGCAGTTGATAGCGATTCTCGCCGCTTGGTACGGAGTCACCGAGGTTTTTGGATGCGAGAAGTTCATCGAACGCCTTCAAAATCTTAGAAGTAGTGACCGGCTTACCCAGCGCACTCATTTGACCCAGATGGAACTCGACATCCTCAACGAGATGCCAATATTCCATGCCGTACAGCATCGCGCCGCTTTCATTGTCTTTCCGTTCCCGCTCCTCATCCTCATCATCGCAAACGATACAAATACCGTTTGCATCGAGATAGTTCTCGAAGATATCGCAGATATCAGAGGCGAGAGAACGGGTATCGGAATCTACCTCCACCTCAGATTGAGGCTGTGTGACGGTTTCAACTTGATACTTGATGTTACCGGAACGAAGCGCATCCTCGATACCATTAAAAACGATGTCCGCGTAGTCGCTGTTATCGCGACACATCTCGAAAACTTCTTTGATGGTTTTGATTGCCTCTTCGGAATCGAAGTTTCCGGCGACAGGAAACATCATGGGAACCATAGCGGTTACTTTGTACTTTGACTTCATGATTTTTTTCCTCCTAAATTCAAAAGAATTCCACAGCATTTGTTCAGGCAAATGACACTGACTACGAGCAGCGCTATATTGCGCAGCGTGAAAGACTGTGCCAAAGCACTAACGCCCAAAAGGATGGTCAGAACGAAAAATGTAGTGAGGAGCTTAACAATGGTATGGATTATCTTATTCATGGGATGTTCCCTTCCGCTCCTTAATGGAGCATATCAATGATTTTTTCTACAAGTGCGTCATCCGTAACAAACTGGTTGCGGCCCTTTGCGCCGAGGTCATAGGATGAGAAATCCCTCATGTCGGCGGCGTAGCGAACCAGATTTTTGTCAGATAGTGGCTGATAGCAGCTCTTTTCGGTACAGATGTAAACGCACTTATCGTTGAGTACGTTCTGAATGTGCCCGGAACAGCCAACGCACTTTCCGTTGATAACGATATTGTGTAAGCTGTGGGTCAGCATAAGGTTTGTACTTTCGGTCTCTTTTACTTTTAACTGGTTCAAGAGTTTGCGAGATAAGTAAGCGGTTTTTGCCATTGTAATTTCCTCCTAATTTATTCGAAGTATTTGTAAGCGGCAGTTAGGCGCTCGTGATACAGGTTCAACGTGGTCAGGCCACCTGCATAGACTTTGCTGGAAGAGATTGCCACGTTGGTTCCCGCTTCCATATGGGAGAAGAACATCGAGAGGCAATCTTCCAAGCTATCGCTGGTAGTGAGGGTTTCATACACCGGATACGAGTACTTGGCGGCCTTGCTGTATGTGCTATTAAGCTCATACGCAAAGAACATCACCTGTCCCGTAACGGTGTTGGGGTCATAGCCATTGCCATGGCACCAATTGAACAAGTCCGTTTTTCGGCTGTAAGTCCATTGCAGGAGCCCATAGCCGCCATCCGAAGGGTTTTCGGCTGAAGCGTTAAGACCACTCTCCATTGTCATGCAGCCCATTACTGCAGCAGTGCCGGCCTTGGAAAGACCCGCATCCCGCAACGCTGTATAGATGGCGTACTCATTGTCAGAAAGGTTCTGAGGAATCGTGTTCGTCACAGGTTCTTCTGCAGGTTCCACCGCAGTCTCTGCCGTCTCTACAGAGGGCTCAGATTCAGGCTCCGTCTCAGTCGTTTCCGGTTCAGGTACAGGCAGTACCGGCGCGAAAGGTGGCTGAGCGTTGAGCTCCCGAAGATGGACCTCCAACGGCGTGACATACTCGATATCGGAATCGTCAGCTGTCTTTACCGGCGCAGCATACGCAGGCATCGAGAAAAAGCAGGCTATGCAGCCGATAATGGTGATAACGCTGAGCATAAAAGCGATGGTTCCGGCATAGAATTTCAATTTATCGTTCATTGTGATTACTCCTTCAAATAAAGTTCCCGCCGACAATAACTGTCTGGCGGGATGTGATAGATGTTCGGTTGTTGGAAAAACTTCATGCTTCACGAACTACGATGGCGGTATATCCGCTGTTGGCAAGATACCGATACGCTGCATCATAGGCGTCGCTGAGCGTTGGGGCATTAACATACCCGATAAAATCGGAGCAGATAACCATGCCGGAAAAACCTGGGTTACCGGCATAGATGGCGAAGCGGGTGTTTTTCGGAGTAAAATGTTTGAAAATAGACATAGCGGACCTCCTTATCAGTCGCTGTTAAAATGGGTGAATGACGGATTCCTGAAAACAAAAAAGGCAGGCCCATCGTGAAGATGAGTCTGCCTTGAATGAGAACAGAATTATGAATTGTACGAGCACGCAGTGTGCCAAGTAGATGTTATCTGTCGTACAACTTTTATATTATGGAATTCGCAAGGATACGCAAGAGCTTTTGATGTGCTTCTTTTTCAGGCTTCGTTAAGCCATTTCTGAGCGATATCCATGATTTGATTCTGAAATTCTGGGTCCGGCAAGGTTTTGCTGTCTGCCCAAATTGAGTTACGGACGATTGGGTAATCGTATACAACGCCGTCAACGATATAGGGCCAAAGCACCACTTCGCCGCCCACAAGCCAAAGTTTCTGGATTTTGACGGGTTTCTCGTATCTTGTGAGCCAGCATTCACTGGTCACGACAGAATCCGCCACATATTTCTGCGTTTCTTCCTCGGTCAAGAGATTCGGGTCATCGTCCTTGATGTTGTACATCCGTACAATGAACGGCAAGGGCATGTCCTTAGAATATTTCTTGTTCTCCCGCAGTTCAGCGAGCAGGAACTTCGAGACGAAATGCGCGATACCGATGCTGGTCAGACAGTCGTCGAGGGTATGACCAAGACAAATCCTTGGAATTTCCTGGTCTTCCCCTTTCATCCGATTCGTAGGTATCTGTGGAATGACATCGTCCGGCAGGTATCCGGTATCTGCCATGATATGATAAAGAATCACGGTTATTCCCTCCTGAAATAAAAAATAGCAGGCCCTCAAGAATCGAGAGTTTGCTTTGTTTGCACGATGAATTGTTCGTTCGAACTTGCTCCTATCGTGCGGTTGATATTTTGCTGAGTTTGCACATGCAGCCCCAACAGGCATCGTTCAGAACGTCTTGTCGTCGGGAATCCGCAGATACATCCAGGACTGTGGTGCTCGCTTAACGCCAAGCTCTCGCAGTGACATATCCATAGATTGGATGTCAGAGACGTTCCAACCATATAGAGTGCCAGACTTATTGCCGTATGCAATCAGCTCGTTTGCGGTAAGGCAGCTATCCTTGGCGAATCGAGCGGTCTTTTCGGTCGCTTTTGTGCCAATAGCATATGCCGGGAGTTCACGCAGACAGTCGAGCGTATCGATGTCACGGCAAACAAATGCAGCAGTTACTTTTCCGGCACCACCATCAGCTTTTGTCTCGTAGCAAAACACCACAAAAGGATAGCTGATTTCCCACGGCATGGTTTTTCGGACCTCAATGGTCTTTTCTCCGCTCAGAATCTTTTCAAGCCATTGCTTTTTGATGCTGAGAAGCACCGCTTTGCTTGAATTGGTTTCGAGAGCATTATTGATATTTGGATTAAGCATTGTTATGCTCCTTTCACATTTCGGACAATAGCCACACCGGCTTCGTTTTTGCTATTGGCAAGAACCAAGGTCGGTTCAATCCAACGGACTTCGAGTTTTGTGCGGCCTTCCCCGACCCAGCAATGATGCCAGTGAGCGCGGCGCATATGAGGGCGAACGCTGTGTCTGCTGCCACATTGGGGAAAAGCTTTCGGCACAGGTTGCATTAGCAGAACGCATTTGCTGCTCGAAGCTTTTCCCGATAACGTAACCGACATCAAAAACAAAAATAGCGGCAGAACAGCAATGCTGCCCTACCGCATTTGTAATGGGTTGTAATTCATTTGTTTTTTGGAACGTTACCATTTATGGAACGGGTTCAAAAGTCCGGGACGGTATTCGTTATCGACATACATCTTGATGTCGTTATCGTCCAGGGCATCCAAAATGTTCATCCAGCATTCCGCTTCGACGCGCATTTCACCGTCCATTTTTAATGCTCTGTCGCACTGAACTAAGTCTGCCCGAAAAGAGTTCACATAGAAGCAATCTTTTGCGGCAGCTGCGAACTTGGTAAAGCTGTTTTTGGTATTTGTGGTCATAATCTTCATCCTTTCTAAAATATTTTTCTAATCAATACATAAAAAATAAGCAGGCCCTCAAAAGAGAGTCTGCTTACAAGCATGACAGATTGTTAATGTTCAGTTAGGAGGTGAGTGATGGTATCTGTTATGCAATTATTATTTTAGGCGGTTCGCACATTCGTGCAAGTGGCTTTTTTAGCTTCGTCTGTTTTGTGGTGTGGCGCTGGTCCAACCTTTGGGCTTGGTTTTTTCAGAATCGTCACCTTTGAACATTTCGGATACTTTGCTGCCATCATCTTCAGCGTGGGCGATGTATTCAGCGGCAAGAATCTCATACTGGGCGCGGGAAATCCCGGTTTGTTCTGCAAAATTTATGAATTCATGTTCGAACGCCAGGCTGAGTGTTATCAGAACCCGATTAGCCAGTTCTTGCCGGAATTCATCAACGGTGCCATCAAATTTTATTGTGCGGTCGTCATCATCATCTGTGAAATCATCGGCCGCAGTATTGACGGCATCGCTAAAAAATGTAGTCATATCGTATGCCATATCGGAAGGGCTGATGTTAGGGCTACCATTCGCGTCTTTTTCGTTCAGTTTAACCTGGAGCAGCCCTTGTATGATGCTGTAGCGCATCAGAAGCACTGACATTGTGCTGGTAGGTTCGAAGGTTTCGATTTCTTTTTCGAGCATCTTTTGCTTGTTTGCGACAATTTTGTAGTTTGCTTTCATGTGAAACTCCTTTAAGCGCCTAAAACCCGTCTAACGGTAGCAACCGGAACCTCACGTTTCCCTTCCGGCAGTACAAAAGTCGGCTCTATCCAGCGGACTTCCAGGCGTGTCCGGCCTTCTCCGACCCAATAATGATGCCAATGGGCGCGGCGGACGTGAGGTCTGACTGTGCGGCCAGTACCAGTTGCTGTAGATTTCTGATATTCTGTGCCGGAAGCCAACTGCTTTTCATAGCTCTTTCCGATGACAAAGCCGACATTGTAGGTCTTGACGTTGACTCTTTTAGGAGCTGCGCCAGATTTGGAAACGAGGATGGGCCGCTTCTCTTTCGGAATTTTAATTTCTTTGATTTCTGCGTTTTTAGATGCAAGGTAATAGGCTGCAGAAACCGCGACACGAAGATACGGTTCGATACCAGCATTAAATTCCCGCTGCTTTTCCAGCTCTTCCTCGCTGAGAACGGCACCTGGTACGTTTGATACCGTGGCGTCATTGACAGTCGCAGAATCAGTTCCGTTCTGAAATGCCTGCTCGCGAGCATCATTGTTGCGCCGATAAGACTCAATCAGCTTTTTGCCGTTGAGACACCACTGCATGCACTGGCAAAGTTCGATGTTATCGACATTCGGGTTCGCCTTAAAAGGAACAATCAGGAAGAGCGTATCCACATCATTTGGCCCGTGGGAAGCATCGAATTCAATGTGTACGAACATCGCATCATGATGGGAACCAGCAGGAAGATTCATGACAAAGTCCCGATATGGCAGCCGCATCATGATATCGGAATAAATCGGTGCGTCCTCAGTCTCAGCCAATGTTCTGAGAAATTTCGGAGCAAAATTGTACACGGTTTTTGCTGCACGCCAATAGTTTGCGACGTATGCCATCGAAAATTGTGCGGCAAGCTCTCCATCCATTGCATCTGCTGCAATCTGACCATTTTGGATAAGGCGGTGCCCAAGCGGGATGAATTCCTTCACATAATAATCGTAGCCCTTGTCCAGCAGCTTGTTGGCCCCAGAATTCACAAGAAACTGACTGCTCTGCTCGGCATACCAGAGAGCACTGTTCACGATGATATTATCCACAATGTCACCTCACTGCCAGCATAATTTTATTGTTCCATCGACAAAGAGAATCTGGCTGTACTCCTCACCGTCAAGGACGATGCAGCGGTCTTCCCCGCGCTTGTGAGCCCCGGTGCAATACACAGTTTTGTTGTTGATGGCCGGGATGGACGGTGCCTTTGCCAAAACCAGCTGACCGCGCATGGCGCAGATGTCGAGAAAAGAAATAATGTGGTCGCCCACCCTGGAAAACCTCCAATCTTGTTTACAATGCTCTAATTTGCGAAGAGCCTTCAATACGTGGTAACGGCTTGTCTGTTACTTTCAGAACGGAGCTATCCCGCTTCTCTGTCGCATATCGAATTGTCTTGAGAATTTCGTACGCCAATTTGCTGTTGTAGGCAAGTTCTGGATTTGAAATGCCAAAGTTCCCATTCCAACCAATTCCCATCCTTTTGAGCTGCGGAATTAGAAGGTCTCGGGCTTCGATGACGCCTGTTCCGTTCCAGCGGGCATCGTGATATGCCTGGAAATGCTGCTCATCGTTACCAGAAATGTCAAGCACTTCATAAATGATGCCAAATTGACCCATTAGAATGCGAGAGTATGTATCCAGCGCATCGGCAACGACTTTCCAGGAAGAGGCATCTAAGCCAATACTGTATTTATACGGAGCATCCTTTTCTGGCAGTTCCCGTGCATGATGCAGCATATCGCCCAGTATTTCGCTGCACTTGTCGGAATAGCTTTTAACAGGAGCCGTTACGTTGATAGCCGTCAGAGCAGCGCAAGCACTTGCAATGTCTGCCTCGCTTGCTCCATAAGCTTCCCCAACTTCTTTGCAGATAGAGGAAAAATCGTTGCTATAAAACGTTATCATGATGGTGAGAGCGTGCAGGATGAAAGAGTACTGCTCGCTCGCGAAATCAATGTACATACGGCAAAAATCCTTTCATTTTCTACACTTTAATTATACCGCGATTCGCAATTTCTCACAACGGAAAGCATCAAATGGTAACAGTTTATACATATTTTTGCAAACAAAAAAGCCGCCTCCTTATGGAAGCGGCTGGACCCTTATTTTACAGCTTTTCTGATTTCGAGCTCGTGCTCATAGCAGCTTTTGCAAATCAGATAGCCAATGCCAATATCGTTCTGGATGGCCGCAGACGTATATGCGTTGTGCTCGTTGATGGTACGTCCGCACGCAGCACAATTGAGTTCTTCGTTGGCATGAACCATGATGTCGCAATGCCCGTTCTGAGGTGGGGTGTACGGCGTATATTGCTTCTTGATGAAATCGTATTTCTGCATTTTATGGCACTCCATTATTCATTGTTTTCTTTCGTTATTATATCACAAATTGTGGTGCTAAACAAGAAAGCAGTCCTCCATAAATTCACGAACAATCGCTGACTTTGGAGATTGTGACGTTTGCTGAAGGGTTTGTATCTTTGAGCAGTATCCTGCCGTTAGATTTACGGACTGATTCCGTGAACTTCCTCACCAAAGCCTTGCAGCTATAGATGAAACATTCTGCTTTCAAACTTTGGTAGGAATCCAATCCACAATTTGCGGAACAAAGTCGGCTTATCGGAATATTGCATCGGAATAATATCAAGGTATTTTCGATATCGTTCCGAACGGATGAATCGGTAGTAAATGAAGGCACTTTTGGTTTCTGGACAATTTTGTTGTTTTGCTGTATGATAAAAGTACAACAATTAGAGTGATAAAAGGAACGATAACGGCGAGGTACTGACAAGATGGACGTGACAATGCAGACGGTTCTCCGTCTCCATGAGCAAGGTATACCTAGAAGAACCATTGCCAAACGTGCAGGCATCTCATTGCAGAAAGTGCGCAAAATATTGATTACTGCCGGTGCCTGGTCGGATGAAACGTCAGAAAAAATCGGGAAGATGCGGTCAAATGGTATGTCAGTTCCGGAAATTGCAGAAGAATTGGGTGTAAAAACCAATACTGTTTGGAGCTATTTGCCGTACTCTAAAGGCATGTATAATCAAGAATACCCGACCATTAACTCCATTCGAGTCCGAAATTCGAAGCGAAAAGCAAAAGAAAAAGCCCTCAACTGCACGGATACCGCACAGAATGAGGGCAGTGGCGCTTGCTGAAGGATTCGAACCTTCGGACAGTCTCCCATCGTCGGTTTTCTGGACCGATTTCATCAACCACTCGAACAAGCAAGCAGATGGCGCAGAGGGTGAGATTCGAACTCACATGCCGCGATTTCCGCGACGGCAGCTTAGCAAGCTGCTGCCCTACCGTTAGGCGACCTCTGCATAATGCACCTTTTAACGTAGGTGCGACGTGGTGACCCCTAGCAGACTCGAACTGCTAACTCCACGGTGAAAGCGTGGTGACTTGGACCAATTTGTCGAAGGGGCCATATTGGTGTGTCGGACTGGATTCGAACCAGCGAACCGTAACGGAACAGTTTTACAGACTGCCTGCTTTATCCACTTGCATACCGACACATATGGTGCTTCCGGTTGGAATTGAACCAACTGCACGCGGCTCTTCAGACCACCGCTCTACCAACTGAGCTACAGAAGCATATGGTGACCTGCGTGGGAGTCGAACCCACAACCTTCAGTCTGAGAAACTGATGACTTACCCTATTCGTCGAGCAGGCCATATGATGCCGCATCATGCGGCGGGGATTATGCGATGACTAAGATGTCATCTATCTTGGTATCCAGCATCGCTGCCAATATCACAAGGTTGTCGATGGTGGGGAGTGCTGTTCCGGCTTGCCATTTGGCGACTGCCTGCGTGGATACGCCAAGCGTATCGGCCACATCTTTCACCTTGATACCTGCTGCTTTTCGCAGTGTCTTAATGTTGGCACCGGTTTTCTGAATATCAATGGTAGGAACGTTCATTTTCTTGCTGCCTTTCTGTATTGCAGGCAACAAAAAAGCTGCCTGCCGAAATCTCGACAAGCAGCGTGTTAAAATGCAGTTATCGTTTAGAGGACGCACCGCATCTGTACATGGTCTGTTTTTGCCTGTCGAGGAGTATGAGAAACAAAACTGCGTTCATAAGAGTTGAACTCAGATTCATAACTATACTCGGCAAACGACATAACATTAACAGTGTTGCACAGCATTTTGGGGTATCTCCTTTCGTTTCGTTCTGATATTATTATACCATGTTTTCGCAAGTTCGCAATCAACTTGTGGTTTAGTTTTTTGGTCTGTATACTCTCCAAAACAAAAAAGCCGCCTCTTATGTGAGGACGGCTTTTCTTATTGTGGCAGGGGTAACACGACTCGAACATGCAACAAGCGGTTTTGGAGACCGCTGCTCTACCACTTGAGCTATACCCCTAAAATGGCAGTTGTTGTACTGCCGGACATGGTACTCCCCGAGGGATTCGAACCCTCAAAACGGTGCGGTTTGAGCGCACTGTGTCTGCCAATTTCACCAGAGGAGCTTATGGCGGGTGTAGCAGGATTTGAACCTGCGACACACGGATTAACGGTCCGCCGCTCTGCCTACTGAGCTATACACCCACAAAAGTGGCAGATGATGCTCTGCCTGGCATGGTGCGCTCGCGGGAAGTCGAATCCCGAACCTGCCGATTAAAAGTCGGGTACTCTACCGATTGAGTTACGAGCACTTGTCGCGCATCTTCCGTGCCTTGCTTATGGGAACACAGCTTTGAGGAATCTCACTTCCGATGCGCATGAAAGTGAGCGTTGGCCGAGAATGGTCGAGTCGAACAACCGTTGTCAGGGTCAAAGCCTGATGCCTTACCGTTTGGCGAATCCTCGAAATATACATTATGTATAATAGCATACACTTTAATAAGCCTGGCTGGGATTCACTCCAGCGGCATTAGAGTGACCTGATTCTGATTTTCTGCAACAAAAAAGCACCCATCAGGCGTTGTGCGTCTGACAGGTGCTCATATCGTGCAGAGTATGGAAAACAACCGATACTTGGATGATTTTATTCAACCATCACTGCGCTATGATTTGCACAAACAGACAACACAAAACAGCCGAAGAGATTCCAATTGCCCCACAGCTTTTGCAATTTATTCTGTTTGTTCATCATAGCAGCAAACATCGTGCGGTTTTCCTTTCATCAAATTCAGTGTCTTAATTATACAATATGTAAAAGCCAAAGTCAAGGCTTTTTGCAAAAATAATGACAGGTCCGTGTTCAGCGCTTGGCCGGTTTCCAATGTGCAATCCGCGTTATCGCATCTGAGAGCGGTATGCCCTCATGCAAGCACAGCTTGCCTAAAGCATCTGCCATCTTGGCTTCATAGTCATCCAAAGCCAGGTCGATAGGCACCGTGATTGCAGCAGAGTCATATGGCGTTTCCAGAACGGAAGTCTTGGTATTTTCACCTGGTATTCCCTCTTCACACCACTCACAAAAACAAAAAGCCGGGAAACCCCGGCAAAAATTTGGCGGTCAGAGTGGGATTCGAACCCACGGACGTTTTTAGCGTCGCCGGTTTTCAAGACCAGTTCCTTAAACCACTCGGACACCTGACCAAAAAAGGATGGGGCGGAGCCGAAACCCCGCCCCACAGCAAGGAGAAAACTATCGGATATCGTCAGAGGATGGCAGATTTAGTGGATGCCCAGGGAAGCGGCATAAGCAGCTTCACGAGCGGCAACCTGTGCCTGCAGAGCAGCGATGGAAGCGGCGTAGGCAGCTTCACGCTTTTCAGCGGCAGCCTGAGCTTCAGAGGTAGAAGCGTACTGGGGTTCGTTGCCAGCCAGAGTGCCAGCATAACCCTTGACGCCATCAGCGCCCTTGACAGTCAGGACTTCGTGACCACAATGGTCACAGACGTAAACGTTACCCTTGCGGGTCCAGTTGTGATAGCCACAGCTGGTGCAGACGGTGTACTCATTGCCCCAGGTGCCATTGGCAATAGCGGCGGCAATTTCACCGTGCTCAGAGACTTCAACGTTTTTGCGAGGAGCGGTCGGAGTAGTGGTGGTAGTACCGTTGCCCTTGTTGGAGCCGGTAGAAGTGTTATCCTTACCGGTGTTGTCCTTGTCGGGGGTCACAACGTCGCCCTTGTCATCGGGAGTGGTGGTGCCGCTGTCGCCGGTATTGTCGCCCTTGTTGTCGCCCTTATCGTCGGGGTTGGTGACATCGCCCTTGTCATCGCCCTTGTTGTCATCCTTGCCGTTATCGGGAGTGGATGCAGTGGTGGCTTTCAGGGTCAGGACATTGTCGTGAATGTCGTCGCCCAGGTAGTAGAACAGGCGGTCGTGGTTCAGGCTCTTGCTGGACGCGGTGTAAGTATCGCCGGAATCGGTGGTCCATGCTTCAACACTCTGACCATCAATGCTGCCGGGGAAAGTGGCGGTGTCAGTTTCGGTCAGCACAGTGTTGCCGTCAATCTGATAGTTGATGGTGATGGAACGCGGATTACCTTCGGCCGCATAGCAGGAAGTGATGCCGTCAGCGGTGAACCACTGGTCAACTGCATCGTACGGCAGAGTGTCACCAGGATAATAGTTGTAGGTGTAACCGCCGTGGCCCTGCAGGGTAATCCAGTAGCCGTAGTCATACTGGCTTGCCGGGAACGTCATAGAGCCGCCCGGAGCCAGGTCCTGGGAAGAGCCGTTGCTGAAAGAGAAATGATAGGTGTCACCGGTGGCTGCGAATGCTGCGACAGGCAGACAAGTTGCCATCATACCGGCTGCTGCAATCCCTGCGATTGCTTTGATGATTTTCTGATTACTCATGCTTGTACTCCTTTGTTATTTGATTTTTCGTCTATTTATCTGCATTTATTCAGATACCGATTCGGAGAGAAATCAGCCGCAGTATTGCTGCGTTGCCCACCATCTGCCACGTGGAGGCTTTCTCATAGATGGTTGACGAAGCAGATATGTGCCTCGCCAGTGCCGCAACCGTCTTCGCCACTCGACACAATTCCGGTTTGAATTTATCCCCGTAAAATCGCATGTCCATGCTGCGCGGAGAGGATAAAATTCTTCGTGGTATGGTTTCGGAGTTCCGCGCCTGATTGGCCGTACTACACGCAATGCAGTACAATACCCCAGATACCTTTGGCGAAAGGAAGCGAAAGGGTGTCTGGATGGAGAAGGGAGATGGCCTCGAACCATCGATACCCTGCTTTGCGGCAGGTGCTTTATCCAGCTAAGCTATCCCTCCATGATGGCGGGTCAAGCCCGCCAAATAGCGTTACGCAAACTGGAAGTCGCCGTACTGAGTCACGGCGCGTTCCAGGCGCAGAGGAATGGTTTTTGTGCTCTTCTGAGTGATGTCCTCGCGTGCTACCTGAGCTTCACTCACGCCAGCCGCCTGCAGGACTTCATACAGATTGGAAGGACCAGTACCAGCATAACCACAGGTCAAGCCATTAACCTGAAGCGTGAAGCCGTGCAGATGCGGTGCCAAACCGGGAACGAAATCGAGTTCAACAATGACCTCGTCGCTCTTGTCGTTTACACGGTTGACAGCGATGGCGCGGATCTTCCGGTTGCCAAACATTTGAATCAGCTTTTTTGCCGCTGCAGCGGTTTCTATGGTAGTCGTACCTTCAACATTGATAATTGCCTGTTCCATAAGTTTCATCTCCTTTCTATTTATTGTTTCATCGGGTAATGGGGCTAATAGTCAGATTTGAACTGACGGCCTGCTGATTACGAATCAGCTGCTCTACCAACTGAGCTACACTAGCACGGCAGGGTGTTTTATGCTGGTCACCCCTTGAGCGAGGAAGCCAACCCCGCGTCCAGCACCATTCGGCAGCCACGCCGATAGATTCTGTATTGTACCCTCTTCACCGTTTTCCGGTCTTATTCGCGACTGACACCGGGACTTTCGAATACTTTCAGGCACAGCACCTGTTTGCCTATTCGTTTTGAGGCTGTCCATTAGCAATTCGACAGCGGACCACATGTGGACCATGCTCACCAAGTTTAACGTCGTGGTGTACGGTGACTGCGACGTGTGGAGCAAGTAGCGGGGGTCGAACCCGCGTCTCCGCCTTGGAGGGGCGGAGTATTAGCCGTTATACGATACCTGCATAAGATTGCGGGTGAACCCTCACTTAGCCCCGCCATGATGTTCGTTTAGGAGGTAGTCGGCCCCGAACGCCATCTTTACACCCTCTGGCAATCTTGCGAATCCACGTTGCTGACTGGGCAAGGGAATCCAAGAAAGCGCTTGGGTGTTGGTCAACTTCAAATTTTGAGCCCTGTCGTTGATTCCCTGTCAAATCGGGTTAACGGTTGTCGTTGGGCTGTGTGTGAGACTGCAGCGAAACTTACCAGTTGCCGTGCAGCAATCTCGCCTTTACGGCTGTGTCGCGTCTGGATGCGCCCCGACTTGACGGGGATGCTCGTACGTTTGCATGCTTCTAAGACATTCGTCAGCAGCCGCAAGAGCCGCTGTCCACCACCCGCCACGAGGAGGCTGTCTTAATGGGTGGCATGCTGTCCGCCAGATGTTGTGTATAGCATCGTATCATGTGATTTCGATACATCCAACGGATAGCGTCTGGGATTGCGTGAAAAAAACTTATGAAATGTGTGCAACATAGAACCTTATTCATGAACAGCGTCACAATAAGATTTATTCTATATTGCACTGTACATTGCATCTTTATTTTTCACAATCCTATGGAGCTGGAAATCGGACTTGAACCGATGACCGACTGATTACAAATCAGTTGCTCTACCAGCTGAGCTAAACCAGCAAATACAAACATTAGCCAGATGCCCGGAACACGGAAACATCTGTTGCCCACCGTCCGCCGCGTGGAGGCTGTTTGCTTGGACGGCTGGCGCGGAGTTACCCGCGCCAAATGGGAAATAAAGAGGTATGAAAGGAAGGGTATTACTATGAAACGGATGATTTTCACGCTTCACCTGTGTCAGCTCAAATGAAGCCATGCGACCAAGATTGGGGAAAGGAAAACCTTGATGTCTCAGGAGCCGTTCCTCTTCCTGAGAACAATTGTATTATACCATATATGTGGTATCCGGTCAATGAAAAGACACAATATATAGTGTCTAAATTGTAAACAAACATTAAGATACCACTATATCTAGTGGTTGGGGCAAGCGCATCAAAAATGCCTTGTGGTTCCGGCAGATTGCAGGAAAGTAAGCAAATCTTTAGCCGAACCTACCGTGGAAACCACAGCGCCACTTTTCGCGTACAGGTCGGCAATGGAATCTTTTTGCCCCTATGGTTAGTCCTTCCCAAGAAAACGCACCCACTGTGTACGCTTGATTGGCTTGCTGTCGAAAGCACAGTGCTCGTCATGATAATCCGGCATCAGTTTCCGCTGGAAACACCTCGTACACGCTGACATACAGCATCCCCGGCTTGTAGTCAGCGTACTCAACCGAGCGTTTTTGGTCGTATACTTTCACGTCTGAGTCATCGTCCGCTGTGAGCCAAAGATACTTGACATGCTCAGCATAGCGCGGGTCTTCTATACGATAAACCTGACCTTCTTTGATTTTGAGGCGGCGCATATAGGCTTGTACGCGAGAAAACTCAACAAATGCACCGTAGTCACCAATCACGATACGGTTGTATCCGTTCGCAATGATAGTGCCATCGGTGGTTTCGAGCGGAGTTGTATCTCCGGATATATTACACCATTCCGGCAATGCCTTTTGAAACTCGGCTCTCACATCGCAGAAGAAGGTACGAGGAATAGGCTTGTATTTGTGTTCACGGGCAAGCTGCTCTTGGTATTCGAGCATCTGAACGCCGATTTCTGAGATTCTATGCTTCATGATTTCACACCTGACTCAGCATCTGTGCGGATGCAATTTCCCGAATGCTACGATTCTCTTTTTCGGGAGCCGATACAATACGGCGATGAGAGCGCATCAACGTCAATACACGGTTGCGGAGCTTTTCGTCCTTGATAAGCTGAGCAACCTGCTTGATTTCCGATTCGCGCAGATACATCGTACTGTTGATGAAAACGCCATGTACCTCGCCATCTTCGGAACTTTCCTCAACCTTATTGACATTGTCATAGGCGTAAATTACATCGACATCAATAGTGATGGATGCTCTCTCAAGAAGTTCAGTCCCTCCTTGAGCTACCAGCCACTTGTGTGTGTAGCTTTCGTCAGAAATGTATGTTTCGCCAATGAGTTCCAGCGATGGTGAAACGAGATGGTTTGTGGAATAGCGAATGTGTTCTTCACTTTCGTTGAGGTTATCCTGCCAAAGACGCATCGGCTTGATGTTTTTGTCTTTGAAGTGAACATAGGTGTCCCGAATGAATGTGGAGATGGTCCGTTCGATGTGGTCGATTTCCGGCATCTCTTCCACGTTGCGGAAAACCAAGCGCGTTGACTCACCTTCACCGTACTCTTCGTCGTCGGTCACATAACGGACTTTCTCCAGCACAAACTTTGGTTTTAATGCCTCTTTAACGGCTTCGAGAGAAAATACATTCCACTTCATGACGTCCTCCACCTCTTTTCTAATTGGTCATACTCGGCAACCTCACGCTTTATCGTCTTGCCGTCCTTCTTATATAGAGTGATACGATGTGCATAGTCGGCAGAGTGCTTCAGCAGCCGTTGCAATGCTTCTTCCTCGGAAGTTGCTTTTGTAACTCCGTAATAGGAGCCACCGGACCCCAAAACATCAGGCTCATACCAGCCTGTCTCATAGTATGTAGTCTGTTCTGTTGCTTCATCCAGAACGACCTTCCCCTGCTCGCCATAATCACCCGTATAGTAGCTGCGGATGATGTTAGCGGCATGGTCATTTCCCTGCTGCTCATAGGTTTCGGCAATGAGCTCGACATAAGCCTTGAATTTTTCCTCGTAACCTTCACGATGCGCGGCGATGAGCATCCCGATGGCCACAGCGCTTATATTATTCACAAAATCACCCCCTGAAACAGCTTTTCTTCCACGTTGCGGAAAACAAGGCGTGTGGACTCGCCTTCACCGTATTCTTCGTCGTCTGTCACATAACGGACCTTCTCCAGCACAAACTTGGGTTCCAATGTTGTTTTAACGGCTTCGAGAGAAAATACATTCCACTTCATCAGGTTGTCCTCCACTTCTTTTCCCACTGGTCGTATTCGGCAACTTCACGCTTTACGGTTTTGCCGTCTTTCTTATATACAGTGATACGATGTGCATAGTTCACCGTGTGCTTTTGTAGCCGTTGTAGAGCTTCTTCCTCTGAGCTTGTTTTTGCAACTCCGCGATAGGAACCACCAGAGCCTAAGATTTCGGGTTCGTACCAGCCTGTTTCGTAGTATACAGTCTGCTCGCCTGCTTCATCCAGAACGACTTTTCCCTGCTCACCATAGTCACCCGTATAGTTGCTCCGAATGATATGAGCGGCACGGTCATTTCCCTGCTGTTCGTAGGCTTCTGCGATAAAATCGACGTATGCCTTGAACTTTTCCTCATCGCCTTCACGGTGCGCCGCGATGAGTTTTCCGATAGTTACAGCGTTGATTTGGTTCATGCTTTTTGTCCTCTCTTTCCATACTTTAATTATACTCTTCCGTCAGACTGAAGTGTGATTTTTTAACGATTGTTAGCGAAAAATTCATAATTTGAAAGGGCAAAAGCTGAACGTTGGAATGTCTGAATCCGGGTTCTCAACCTGATATTTAATGACTCTTTTTTGAGTTCCTAAAGCCTTGTATGTCTGCTCGGCGTTCACGCATAAGCCGTTAGCAAAGAAGAGAGTTGAGCCATCTCGTTCGCTGGTGTTTTCGGCCGAATACATCTTCGGTTTTCTAATTTCGGGGTCAAGATGGATTCCACCGCGCATAAGCTTTTCAGCGTAGAACCAGACATCCACGCGGGAAAAGATGTAAAGCAGCTGCGTAGGCTTGAAATAATAAAAAATCTGGTCTGCACCACTCCGGTATACCCAGCCGGGGGTGTGCCATAGAGGGTCGATGCCATCCTGAAACCGCCGCGCTACCCGTTGTTCATTCAGAGCGTCAGGCACCATAGTGAAGTAATCCACTGAGGTTTCCAGGTAGAGGTTTCCCGTATTATGGCTGTCCACTTTTGCTTCCAAACCAAAGGTTTTGCCGTTATTTTTCCAGACGATGAAATCGGTATCTTTATCTTGATATGTTTTGTCCTGAGTTACATCATTGTAATGGCTGATGCCATGATTCACCTTGATAATCGGGTCATTGAGAAATTTACGAGCCAAGTCTTCTCCGAATTTCCCCTCATCAAGCTGCTTGGACATTTTGAACTGACGAGGGCCTTCTTCCCAGGCTACCATAGTCTTACAGGGCATCTGCCGAGCTTTCAGGCAGCTGCGATACGATATGTGCAACGATACGTTCTGTACAGGCATTGACCACAGCGCTGGCAGTCCGCTGCTCACGGAGCGAATGGCACAGTTCATCGAGTTCAGGTTCCGTGAAGGGGTAGTCTGCCGAAGCAAGGAACTTCTTGCACAGCTCTTTCATGTCGTCATCACCCAGAGGCTTGACCCGGTGCTTGAAAGTGAATCGGCGAATGAGCGCTTCATCCAAATTATCGACACGGTTAGTGGTGCCGATGAGAATAACATCATTCGGCAGGCGGTCAAGCTCCTGCATCAAAGCAATGGTGACGCGGCTCATTTCAGCAACATCATCGCGGCCGCCACGGCACATTCCGATAGCATCAATTTCGTCAACGCAGAGAACGCAGGGCGTGCGTTTTGCGTAGTCGAATACCTTTCCGATATTCTGCTGTGTACGACCAAGAGCAGAATTAACCAAGCCAGAGAATTTCAGGAAAACAAACGGCAAATTTGCCTTGTGTGCAATGTAACGGGCCAATTCGGTCTTGCCGACGCCAGGAAGCCCAGTCAAAAGCAAAGAGCAGGTATAGTGAATGCCCAGTTCCTTGATGGCAAGAGCTGCTTTTCTGGTAGCCAGGAGCTTGTTGATAACCGCCTTTTCCTCCTCACGGAGTAGGAACCGGCTTTCCGGGAAATTTGTAGCGTCCTCCGCAATCAAGAGACTTTCCAGGTTGGCAGGCAGCTGAATGAGTTCCGGTTTCAGAAGATTCAGCTTTTTGAGTTCAGTCTCCTTAAACCGGGCATCCTTTTCGGGAACGTTTTTCTCAAGCATGATTCGGCACTGAGTCTGTGCATTTCGGATATCGCCATCCACCACAAATCGAATCAAATTCCGTACGTCATCGGTCATTGTTGTTTTCCTCCAAAAAAGAAAAGGCCGCCAAATGGCAGCCTGTTAATATGATGTTATATTCTGGTTTTTGTTTCTACTGCAAATAGTGTTTACCGTCGAAATAGAGAGATTATATTCGGTAGCAAGCGCCTGCACCTTCTCGCCTTCCCTGTGGCGTTTAGCAATCAGTGCATTACGTTCCGTGTTTTTTCGCGGACGGCCGCGTTTCTGTAAAATTCCAGCTCTGACATTTTCCTGATGAAAGGTTTCATAAATCGCCGTTTTAGAGATTCCGTATTCCTTGGCAATAGTGCTGACCGAGACCCCTCTTTCGATTTTGCTTCGAATATCGGAATTCCTTTGATTGGTCTTGTCTTTCAGCGCCTTGTGATAGTATTCCTGACAGGTTTTTCCAACTTGGCGCATATCCTTGTAAAGAGTGGATTTTGAAATACCGTATTTCTCACAGATGTCTTTTGAGGACGTTCCTGCCTCATAATCCGCAAGAATCGCCTTGCGCCTTTCATCCAACTTTTTGGAATTTGTATGTAAATGCCCTGCAAGGACGGTACGAACACTGCTTCGAGACAAAAAGTATTTTTGGGCGATTTCCTTATCAGTCATTCCGGCTTTCGCATCTTCCAACATAGCCGCATTGCGAACTTTCGTGGTAGCAGACTGCTTTTTCTTGTTCTTCTTAATCGTAGCTTGAGCGTATTCAGAAACAGTATAGTAGCACTGCTGATAGGTCACGCCATGCTTCTTTGCGATTTCAGCAACCGTCATCCCGACTTTCGCATCTTGAATCATAGCTTCGTTGAGAGGTGCTCTTTTTGCTTTCTTTGCAAGATTCTTTTCTTTTGCTAGGTCTCTCACCATGGCATAGCAATAAGAGCTTGAAAAATACGTTTCCTTGGCAATTTCCTTGACAGTTTTTCCAGAAAGATACATTTCCCGAACCTTTTCGCGGTCTTCTTTGACCTGCTGCTTCGCAACATCTTTCTTTGATGCAGCCATGCAATTATTCCTCACTTTGACAACTTTTACTTTTCCCTGGGCCTGGACTATACCGCTTCATGGCGCGATATACGCTTCCCTTTTTGAGCCCGTATTCTTCCGCAAGCTCTTTGACAGAAACGCCGTTTTTGTATTTCCTGACCATCTCGGCGTTTCTTTTCTTGCCAGTCTCGATACGGTTTTGGCTGTGGATTTGTCGGCCATTCTTTCCGTGCGTATGAAGAATCCGATAAAAGAGCGTTCCACTGATGCCGTATTTTTCCTGGAGCTCCGGAGATTTTGCGCCCATCTCATATTCATGAATCATCTGGGTTTGCCAGGCTTTCTTCTTTGCTTTCCTCTGCCGGGCCTGTTCTTTGTAAAAGTCCTTCAGACTATATCGGACAGTAGAAACACAAATTTGATACTTTTCGGCCAGCTGTTCCTGGGACATACCGTTCTTGGCATCCTCCAGCATCTTTTCATTTCGTGCTCTGACTTTGTCATGAGTTAGACACACGTGGGTAATCTTGTTAATCGGCATTTTCGCTATTCTCCTTAGCTCTGGCTTTTACGTTATACTGGTAAATCCCATTTTGATGAAGGATAAGGTAACCTAGTGAAGGGCTGATATTTACCTCCCTGCTCAACTCGATAATCGATTTTCGAGGATTTTTCTTGTAAGCATCAAGAAAAGTTTGGTTCCGCATCTTTTTCTCTTTTTTGAGAGCCGTTTCAATATGATTGTATTTTTGGCTTTCGTACTCTCCGCTCGAATGCAAGATTGCATAAATACGCTGCATGGAAATGCCGTACATCTTGCCCAATTCTCTGGCCGTCATACCGCCTTTATACTGTTTAACAATTTGCTCATTTCGAGTGGTAAGTCTCTTCCTCTTTTTTTCAAAATAACGAGGCGGCTCCTGCGTGCCTTTTAGAATCTTGTAGCACATTGTTTCTGAAAGATTGTATTCCCTCGCGATTTCCAAAATCGACTTTCCGTTTTTGTAATCTTCAATGATGCTTTTATTGCGGTTCATGCGTTCTTCTTTGTTTGACATAAAGCCTCCGTAAAAAGAAAGAGCAGGTTCAAAACTGAGCCCGCCCTAGCCTTTCGGTCGGATTTTGCCCGACCAACGATGTTTTTTGATGCCTTTCGTTCTATATTTTGTATTATATGCAATTCGCACAGATACACAATGTTTTTCTTTCTGGTAATTTATGGTAAGTATTGTGCAAAAAAATAAGACCACTACCCTTTTCGGGGCAGTGGTCTCGATTGCTATTGCTTTTGAAAATCAATCCAGTAGTTTTCCGGCCTTGTATGAGTGGTACAAATAGCTCGGATTACAATAGTAAGTTGCAGTATTAAAATCTGAGATGTCATCGCTAATGAACGAGGAAAATACATCAATTACATCCTGGACACCAGGAGTGCTAGTACAGTCAAAGATGATGCGCTGGTACACTTTTCCGATATCTGTATAAGATGGAACCTTGTAGTGGCAGTTAGACACCGTATCATACGTTCCTTCCGGCACAGGAAAAAGCTCACAAATTTCATCGGCAGATTGCTCAAAGCTCTGGCAGTGAAACACATCCGCTGAGTCGAGAATTGCCTTGACTCCGTTTGTGCCAAGAGCAGAAACCACATCCTTGCGATGATTCTTCGTAACGCGGCCGATATATTCAATCAGGCTGCAGGTATAAAAGACATCGTTTTTGCTGTAGGTTGCAGTTTCAGTCATACTTCAATCGCCTCCTTAAAAGAGAGACATTTCAAAGCTGCTTCCGTGTGAAAGCTGATTTGATGCGTGGGATGCTTGAATTTTGCCAACGCCCAAAAAGCTTCACGGCTAATATCACCGCTCAGAAAGTCGTTGACGTAGTTCCAAATGGTGTCATCCGCCATGGGTCCTTCCACAATATCATAGTCATGATGTTTGCCCGAGCGACATATAGCAATAAAATCAAGCCACTCATCACTCATTTCGGGGAATTTCTTAATATTTAGCATGGGAGATTCTGTATATTCAAACACGTTGACAATACCACGAGACCTGCCTTTTTTTGACCAGCGAGCGGCTTGTTCGTAGTTGTTAGTGCAATAGAATCCCCATGAAAAATCTTTGGCGTACCTTGTTTTTCTGACCTCAGGGTTGCGGACTATTACATCGCTGCCATGATACAGAACCATTATTATCACTTCCTTGCATATATTATACTTGTTTTTATGTGTCAACACAATCATTTCGTATGATTTTGGTTCCTACGCTTTTTGCTGAAAGAACCCGAATCAAAGTTTCGTTCTAGGAGTATTAGTTGTTCGATTCCCCCGGCAGCCACTGCTGAGGATAAGCGCGAAGCAGATTTTTCGGTACGCAGTCATTCAGAGCGGAATGTTCAGCAAGGGCCATGTCGATGATGTAATAGTCATCACCATTGCGCATCACATCAATACTCCACTGCCCTGTCAGCTTAATTCGAGGAATGACCTTTTCCAACTCATTCAGAACGGTCTGAACGCTCTCATTGTAGCGCTTATTCAGAACGTCTTCGTGCATCAGGTAGACGACATAGTCGTGACGCTCCTGAGGACTGCTTACTTCCTTGAACTTGTTCTTCATGACGTCGCTGCGCCAATAGGGACTCACGCCAAGGATTTCCTTCGTGTCAAAGTCCACAAACACGCGGTATTCGGTATGAAGTGGCAAACCATTGTAGATAGTAGGGTTACTTTCCTTATCCTTGATATATTCTCTGACGACCCACTCATTGGTGGTGTTTGCGCCGTAGAAACTGCGGTTATTCGTGGGAACTGCCATAGAGCAAGTCAGATGATTTAGGAGCAGGAAATACTCGCCCATCTCATCGACTTCCTTAGGCTCGTGGATATGAGCGTTTCGGAATTCGTATTTGGAGGAGTACGTGCCCGTCTTAATGAAATAATCTTCGTGTCTGTCAAGATGGAAGACCTTCCGACAATAGCGGTTCACGATTTCTTTCGTTACGGGATTCAGAGTCTCAAAGCCAAGACGGGTAAGCTGCAGCATCGTGATGGGAACGCAAAGAATTTTCGTGTCTGGTACTTTGAAGAACTTGTTACCGTACAGCCCTTCTACCAGAGGCGGGAGCCAGAAACCCATAGAAATGGGATTCATCTCCAACATCTGATAAGTGAAGTCGTCAAGGTCAAGGATATCAAGACCCTGACGGAAGAGGTTGTAGTAGAGCATTTTCATGCGGTCGTTTTTGGCATTCTTGTATTCTGCGTAATTCTGGAGCAGTGACTTGTACGACGGCTCCGAAACATCAACCATCATCAACTTTCCGGTAAGCTGCGGACGGAGTTCCTCCGGGTAGCGATTGAGCTCTTCGTTCGTCACATCCGTCACAAAATCGCGGTTGGCAGAGTATTTCACGTAATAACCGCCGTGTTTCGCATTGTAGATATACAGACGCGTTTCAGGAATCAGTTCATCAACGATGCGGTCAATCAGTGAATTGAGTTCCGGCGGGTAATAGACTTTTTTGTCGAGGATTGCCTTGACGGTAGCTGAATTCCACTGGAGCTTGTTCTCATGCAGTTCTCGGCTTTCCAGGACCTGCGTCTTATAAACTTCATCAAAGGTCTTGAGAGCATCCGGGTCTGTTTTGAGCATTGCTGCAAGTTCTTCGTAAGAAAATGGTTTATCTTTTTTATTGGTCAGGATTTCGCTGATTTGCGCAATCATGTTTTTGATTTCAGCCATTTGCGGCCTCCTTTTCTAAAAAAGCCACTGCCTCAGCTTGAGAGGCGGTGGCTATGTGTGAATGATATTCTTTACCCTTCGTCACGGTCGCTCGTGAAGCTCTCGTTGCGGTCAACGACAATATCCGCATCGAACGGTGCGACTTTTGCCAAACCGTAGTCCAAGAAGAACGAGCCGGGGATGTCATCGACATCACCCCAGTTCCAGCAGCCGCAGTTGATTTTCAACTGGTGCTTACCTTCTTCGGTCTGGAGATAGTCCTTAACTGCACAGCGCAGAACGGTTTCGGGGTCATGAATCTGTTCCGGATTGTAGCGGAACTGCATCAGCGTGCATTCCGTCGCGGATAAGCCAATGACCTCATTGGCGACGACAGTGAAAGTCTTTAGCATTGGTATTCCTCCTTC